AATGAAGTAATAGATGCATCTAAATTTACTGGAGATGCTGGAGGCATATATGTCATGGCATATTCTCCTATACAATAATCCAGTTGGATCCGTTAGAAACTAACGTATATGAAGCATATTGAGTATTTACAGTAAGAGTAGAACTGCCATCAATTGTTTGAGACGATGTCGTCGCAATTGTTAATGTCGTTCCAGTATCCATTTTTTTAATCCAATACAGCCTTCCGGTAATCCCTACAGCAGTTGGTAATGTTACAGTAATTGTTCCAGTGGCAAGCACATACGAATAGGTGTTATCTAACGTGGTGTTGGCGCTCACAGAAGAAAGATTGAGTTGTATGCCGCCGAATTTTGCAACACCGTATGTTCCGCTGTAGACACCGCTGGTTTCTGTAGAATCTGGAATAAATGACAATACACCGGTACTATCAGTATATCCCAAAAATCCTTTTTTCGCACTTGTTCCATTATGCCATTGAAAGGTAAACCCGCGGTCCTTGTTGTCGTCTGATGTAGGTGCTCCGCCTCCAGTCAATCCGCCTAAATCAATTGTGGGATTTTCAATGGCTGTAATCAACGTTTGAACAACAGAAAGTGTCCCAGTAACATTAATATCTGCAAACGTTTGTGTTGCGGTCCAAGTATTTGCATTGGCCGTGTTTAGCGATATGGTAACCGGAGACGATCCGTTATATGAAGATCCGGATAAACCAGATCCAATTGTCAGTGCATTTGTAGCGGTAGCCGTCACGGTGCCAGAAGCCCCGAGCGCAATGGCTGTACCGTTAACTGTTACAGAACTGTTTGTCAATTTTGCGTTTGCAATAGATCCGGCAAGCATCGTATTGGTAACGGTGCCGGTATCGCCGCTGGTAATTGCTGTTCCGCTTGTTGCAGGCAAAGTAAATTGAGTGTTTGTACCGGCGACTGCTGACGGAACAATCTGGATTGTGCCACTTGTGGATCCGGGTAGCGTGACACTACTAATGCCGGTTAGTGCAAGATTTGCCGAGGCGCGGTTGAGCGTGACCGCGGTTGTTCCGATGTACTGCGTATCGCCTTGCAAGGCAAAAGTTCCGGATGAACCGCTGACGGTAATTCCGTTAACACTAGTAATGCCAGTTAGTGCAAGGTTTGCCGAGGCACGGTTTAATGTAACCGCGGTTGTACCGATATAAGTTGTATCACTCTGCAAAGCCACGGTTCCACTAGAGTTAGGAAAGTAAATTGTTTGATTTGTAGTTAAAGTTGTTGGAGTAAGGGTAATTGCATAACTTGATGTGCCTCCAGCGCGGCCGGAAATAATAATTGCGTCTTGTGTGCTTGCGGGGCGAGATGCAATCTTGCCATACACCTCAAGCCATTGGCTAGGGGTGCTTGTATTAATTCCAACATATCCGGTCAATGCAGGGATTGCAATAGAAAGATTCCATGTTGATATGCTAGCCCCTGCCGTTCCCGAAGGAAATGTATATAAGCGAAATGCTGTAGAGTCTCCAGAATATCCACCCATTAACCATGCGGGATTTGAATTAATGTATTTCCATGCACCTCCAGTAAAAGAAGTATTTGCGGCTAATACATCTCCAAATCTTTGTGAAATTAATGTTCCATATTCATTAATTCTAATTCTTTCTGTTAAAGAATTTACAGAAGAGCCAGATGTTATGCCCGCATCAGCAGTTTGGAATATAATGTTTCCACCAGCACCTGTTCCAGTACTTGCTCCACCCGCAATAGTCAACGAACCACCGGCGATGTTTGTTCCCGTTCCAGATGGGGCACGGAGAAGTCCCCCCGTAATTGTTCCTGTCCCATCTCCTGAGCCAAAAATTGCGGATGTTGCATTAGAAAAGGTTTGCGTGGCCGTCCACGTAGATGTGCGGCTTAAATATGGAACTGTTCTTGTCGATCCATTTTCATATGTATATACTAAATCTGTAGTTGTCCAGTTGTTGTTGCCGGGTGACATAAATCCAAGATACGCTTTATGATCTCCAGCGGATCCTAAAGAAGAGATGCCATTTAACGAATCAATTACTAATCCTGTAGAAGCAAATACTTTAGTAACGTCTATATTTCCCAAAGTACCCGAAACAACCTCAGAAGTAATCGTGGCGTCAGGAATAAAAGAAAATCGTTGGGAACTTCTGTCCCAGCCAAAAAACCCACGTTTTGCGTCGGTTCCGTTATGCCACTGAAATGTAATGCCACGGTCTTTTGCGTCATCTGAGGAAGGAGCAGCGCCGCTTGCTGCACCGCCGATATCAATAATCGGGTCAACAATTGTTGTGACAGTGCTATTTATTGTCAAATTTCCACTGACAGTTATATTCCCTGAAAATGTATTATTTTGAGAAAGGCTTGGAATATCCGCTGTACTATGCACATGATCAGATCGGGCTGCGGAAGCCGCGTTTCCTTGGAATGCCGTAGCCCCATACGTGACTGCAATGGGCGTGCCATATGTCACGCTGCCTCCACCGCTGACTTGCTGCCACGTTCCAGGTGAACCGGCAATAGTGCAAATCCAGAGCGTGCCATTGCGCCCAATAACATAATCGCCAATGGCGTATGTCCCGCCTTGAGGGGCTGCCCCAGATGTTGCGCCAACAAAACGAGCGCCGGAGTTTACGTCTGAGGAAAGTCCTGTAACAGACAGGTATGGGACAGTGGCGGCGCCTGAATTAACAGTAAGGCCACCAGCAGTCACAGTGGCTCCACCCGCGGTGACAGTTAACCCACCAGAGTCGATGGTGACGCCACCCGTGGTTACTTTTAATCCATCAATAACCTCGGCGCCTTGGGCTATATTGCCTATAGTCAGGCCACCAGTAATGACCTGACTACCAACAAGATCGAGACTATTTGTGGCCGTGAACGTTGCCATCAATTAATCCTAATTATCCGGCTTCGGTTGTTTGAATATTTACCACCCAGTTAATTGTTTTTCCTGTCAATCCTTTTACCCTAATGTCAATTGAGTCTGATATTACATTGTCAACTTGAACAGTAATTTCTAGCGCAGTCTGGCCGTTATCGGCTGCAGCAATAACAACCGGGTCGCCCAATAATGCGAGAGATCCAGCAGTTGCCGTTTTGCGAAATACTGCAGAAACTTCCCATGCCGCTCCCGCATGATCATCAGTGTTACATGCTGTAATATAAATCTTTGTAAACCAAGTAGAATCAATGCCGCTTGGCAAACAAACTACGTTTGAAGAACTTGGAGTAACAACATTGGCGCCCCCTCCGCTTGTTAAACGTGTTACAGAAGCGTTTGTTGTTTGCCCATAAAGAATGTACATACCAACGCGGCGATATTGTGCGGCAGGAGCAGCGCTGCTGCTGCCCAAATTATAAAATGGGGCATTGCCTTTGTGCAATAATTGATATTCTGCAGTTGTATTTTGGACATAAAGCGAGCCAGATTTGTTATATAGCCGCAAATCCGTGCTTGTCGGCGCAGAAACAGATCCTTGCGATTGAAAAACTTCAAAACCTTGCTGCGTTGATGAAGTGGCAAAATTCGGAGTAGTAATTGTAGGCGTGCTACTCAATACAGCATTTGCTCCGCTGCCAACATAACCTGAAATTTGATTTCCGTTAATGCGAAACACGTTTCCGCTTCCAGCGGTATCAAATGTTTTATTGGTAAAAATGTCTATGGTGTCTCGACCAACGAGTACATCGGTGCTTGTAGGAAGAGTTAATGTTCCCGTATTGACAATGCTGGAAAAACTCGGGGTTATTAACGATGGGCTTGTCGAAAGCACAACAGAATTACTGCCAGTTGTTGCGGTAATAGATGTTCCAGCAATTCTAAATACGTTTCCACTTCCAGCGGTATCAAATGTTTTATTGGTAAAAATGTCTATGGTGTTTCGACCGACCAAATAATCAGTGGTTGTCGGCAATGTGAGGGTGCCGGTGTTAACAATTGTGGAAAAACTTGGGCTAGTTAATGACGGGCTTGACGCCAAAACAACAGATCCTGTACCTGTGGTTGCCGTAATTCCCACTCCTGCAATTTGGAATACGTTTCCTGTTGCTCCCGTGTTAAATGTTTTATTAGTAAAAATGTCAGTTGTGTTTTTGCCCACAAGAGTGTCTGCGGTAGACGGAAGAACAACGGCAATATTGCCCGCCAGCGAGGACGGTGCCGACAAAGTGATTTTATTTGGCGTCCCACCGTTATCGTTAAACCCGATTCCCGAATACGCAATTGTCTTGTTGGACAGTGTTAACGTGTTGGTGCTTGTCGCAACAACTGTTGTGTCAATGCTTAGTGTATTGCCGCTTTTAAGCAATGGCGCGCTAACTTGTACTTGACCAGCGCCAGAGAATTGTGAAAAAGAAAGCGTTGTTACGCCAACGTTGATTGGACTTGTGCCTGGGTCTTGGAGAACAAAACCGATAGACCCATTGGTTGTTCCAAAACTTGTAAAAACAAACAAACCGGGAGTAACGCTTGCAGAGATTCCTGCCGGGAAATCATATGAACGAATCCACGTTGAAGTTTGAGTAATGTAAATACCGTTTTCAGAACCTGTTCCTTGATTCTTTACAAGAACACGAGAACCAGATGTCATTGCGACAGAAGTAACATTATGAGAAATAGAAACTTGATACGTTCCGGCGCCACCGGTTGTTCCTGTTAGTTGCTGGACAATATACGTTCCATTTTCAACACTGGCGCCAAGAACTGCTTGGTCTACATCAATAGTTCCGGTGACGCTTGACGCCGTAAGTGTGTTTCCATTAATTGATCCAGTAAATGATGCGGCATAAATATCATGCCCGTCAATTGTCCAAGATGTAGACGATCCAGCGTTTGCAATTGTAGAAGTAATATCTGCAGTAGTTGCAACGTGCACCGAGTCTTTAACATCAACGCCCGTGCGATATGTATCAACGTAAGCCTTCGTGACAGCATCAGTGGATTGTGTAGGCGTACCAACACTAGTGATTCGTGCTCCGCTAACATCAACGGTTCCAATACCTGATGGGTCTAGCACAACATTTTGGTCTGATCCGCCAGCGGTGAAAGTTAATGCACCGGTTCCAGTTATGGACCCTGTTGTTGTCCCTGTTCCTCCATACGCTACACCAACAGCGGTATTGCTTTGCCAGGTGCCGCTAGTGATTATTCCCACTGATGTAAGAGACGAAGAAACAACGTTAGTTCCTAAACTAGTTGCGGAAAGAACGGTAGCACCGTTAATTTTAAATGTTTTACCTGTGGGAAGATTGAGATCATTATTTACAGTAGTTGTTCCGCTGCTTGCTCCAATACTTAATGTAGTTGCAGCGCCAGCAATGTTAACTGTTACGGCTGTTGTGTTAATTAAATTGAACGAAGTTGATGCTGTATCAATTGCAGCGGCAATTTTTGCAGCACCATCTGCCAGTAGTGAATAATTACTAGTTGCTGCTCCGGTAGGTGCTTCGAGACGCAATGTGTACGCATTGGTTCTTGTGCCCGAACCAGATGGAGCAGTAATATATGCACCATAAGCGTTTGTGAGGGTGTATGTTGCTTCAACCGCCGGAGCGTTAATGTATACGCCGTAAGAATTGGCGACAGACGCGGCAATTGCAAGACTATTTACCGTAAGAACCGCACTATTATTTGCTGTTTGATTTGCGCGCGTGACCGTTAAGCCGCCAACAGCGTCCGTTCCCTCGATAGGCGTGGTAAACGTTGTTTGCTTTGCCGCGCTAAAAGTAACTACCGCCATGCTATACCTCCGTCAACGTTACCGTTGCAGCCCAGTTAATCACAGTATAATTAAAAACTCCATAGCATCGTATGCTTATTCCGCCATAAGCATAATTTTCGGATAGTTCTACTTTTGATGTCGCCATTTCGGAATCGCTTGTAGAAGAAACCGGGAATAACCCAACAATCATAATTGAAGATTGCTCAGTATTTCTTTTAGCCAGTCCGCTTATTTGCCAACTTGCAGATTTGTGCGGCGTCGCTTCTGTGTTTGCAACAATTTGTATTGTAAATAACGCAGATTTATTTGCAGGAATAATAAGAATATTTGCATTATTTTCTATGCCAAATCCATCTGTAGTAAAAAACGAAGATGAATTTGATTGAGTCATTGCAGTTAATTGCAAGCCAGGGGCGTTTCCAGAACCGCTACCACTTCCTCCGCTATTTGTCTGCGTTACGCCATAAATGCGTACCATTATGGCAATTCCTTTACTTGCACATTTGCCGTCCAAGTAATATCGTACCCGGCAACTCCGGTAGCAGCAATGCGAAGCGCCCCCATTGTTGTGTCTGCCTCAATGTCAATATACGCTGTAGAAAAAATTGCATCTGCTACAACATCATATGATGTCAGTCCTACCAGAAAAGTAGATGAAGCAAGAGATTGCCTTCTGATTACTCCGCCAAATCGCCAAATTGCCGATGAAATTCCAGAAATATTCGCCCCTATAACTGCATTAAACACTAATGCAGTATTTGGAGGAACAATTAAAATATTATCGGCGGCAGGAAATGAACCAGTGCTTGTTAAAACAACTGGCACTACCCCGGTTGATGTTCCGGTAAGTTCTACTCCGGGGGCGTTTTGATACGTAAGACTTTCGCTTGGCGGAAGAACTGGATAGCCATCAATAAAAGACGGATTTTGTTGAATAAGTTCTCCATCTTCTGCTATATTTCCAATATTAATTGAAAATGCGTATCCGTTTTCCCCAAATGCTCTTCCAGACCATGTATGCAAATACGTGCATGTTACACGGAGTGTTCTTGCAAAAGCCGCGGTAGGAATAAAACTTTGGTCAGGTCGTACATCACTTCCGGAATAGCGCAACTCGCTAATGCCATAATCGCTAAACTGAATAATATTTTCTTCGCCCCGAGGGGCATTTTCTCCCTCATACAATGCGCGTTCCATTAAACAGTAAATGGCAGTAAGCATATCGGAATTTGGCGCAGTCATAACAAATTGAAACGTTCCAGTTTTTAATTTGGAACGTTTTTCCCATGCCATTTGCGGGGTAACGCCGTCAGGGTCATAATCAATACCCTCATCGTCGTAATTTCCGAGGTAATACCCTCCGGCCCTGTCGCTGTCTGAGTCAACAACAAGGCTAATCACAGGGGCGGGCTGGACTAAGATGGTGTATCCGCGGCCAAATGTCCACGGAAACCGCTCATCTTGAATCCAGCGTTTGATCATTTCGCGACCTTTTTCGTCAACAAAACTCATCGTTTCGTCAACTTTCCATAGGTGACGACCTGATCTTAATTGATCATAAAATTCTTGAATTCGATGAAGAAAAACGTATTCTGGTACTGACATGTTTAGTCCCTACGACATTTTATACAAAGCGCAGGGACTACTCATCCCTTGGGTTGTTATTCGCAAAACTCGTAATCAGAATCAGGAGAAACAAGAGCATTTGCAACTTCTACAGATACGACTGCCGTTCCGTCATCTTGAATATCCATTTGATATTTTGAATTATTAAAATTCAATACAACAGAATATCCAGATCCTTCCCATTCGCCTTTTACCTTAATCTTTTTTGTTGCGCCCGTGTTCGCGTTTTTGACTGGGCCCCTCGCTTCTTCGCGAAGTAACTCTTCCATAACAGGAGTAATTTCTTTTAATACCTCTAACTCGTTTGCTGCTGCCACAGCAAGATCAGCGGCAATTTTTGGATCAACGCCGTTTTCTACTGCTGCAATTGCTTGTTCTGCAATTTTAGCCTGCTCTTCGCTAGCGACTTGCAATTGTTCTTTGATTTTCGCCGCACGCTGCGCAGCACTTCCGCGTCCCATGGTTTTCTCCTTTAGCAAAAACCGCCGACGCCTTTCGGGGCGTCGGCGGTTAGCCCGACATCTATTATATCGGATAAGATGTAGTTACGCGAGAGCGCCCACGTTCTTGAAGATAATTTGACGCTCCGGAGCCTTGAGAACCAACGTGTGGTACAAGAGAAGGAGATACTCAAACGTTGTGCTAACCGGGGCGAGAGGCATCTTGAGCAGCGGGCTCATCTGCGCCACGACAAGGTCGGCGGGGTTGCGGCAAATCAACGGCGCAACATTTGTGTTCGGCATGAAGTTGTTGTACAACTCCGGAGTGCCATTGCGGTCGATGAATGTCGCGTATGTTCCGGTGCCGGGATCGGCAACATACCCAACAAACCGCCAGCCAGCGTCCGTTGCCGTCGGCGTGCCAGACGTCTTCTGCACACGATAGACGCGATACGCGCGAGCCTGGGAAAGGCCCGTGCCGGTCACGCGCGTAATTTCAATCGTGCACTGCTCATTTGCGGCAGTTCCGATTGACACGCTATTGGTGGCAACAGTTGCCAATGACTCGCCAACGTCGTTGACCGATGACACCGCGTACCAGTACGTCTTGGCTCCGGCAGAAAAGTTCGACGTCGCAGTGCTGTTCGCGCTCGCAGCAACCGTCATGCGCGCTGTCACCAGAGCAACTGGAGCAGCAGGCGCGCCTGAGTCAGCCGCGTTGCCAACGAGGTTCAGCGGGAGACCACCTTCGACCGGCTCTGTGAAGATCGACCACTCGAAAGGAATGACGCCGAACGACGTTGCTTGCCCAACCACCGAAAGACCGGCGATGAGGTTCTGGCGGGCCGATGTGGTCAGTTCCGCACGGTCAACCGTGGTTCCCGGGCCGTTAATAGTGCTGCCCGAAATAACAGTCTGCCAGCGCAACTTGCCCATGTCCTGAATGTTCTGCGGGGACATGAACAGGGTGAGGTCTTGGAACGAAAGCAACTTGCCTTCAGTAACCAACTTCGTCGCCGCATCCGCAATGGTATCGAGGTTCAACGGCTTACCGGCAAGGTCGATAACATTCTTCGGGCGCTGGTTGGTCAATTGCTTAAGCAGCCCGTCGTAGTTGGTGTCCGTGCCTGAATTGTCGCGAATATCTTCGTCGCCGTACAGGGTGGCGCGCTCAACACGCTGCATGAAATCCATCGTGCGTCCCAACTGATCTTCCGCAACCGGGTCCATCGACATGCCGCCGAGGATGTTGGTGAGGACGACCGGATGGGTTACGCCGCCTTTCGTTCCGAGGAACTTGACGTATGCCCCGTTACGGCTCCACTGACCCTTGCCACCATTTGGCAGGCCGCCTTCGGCAAAACCGAAGAAACCACGGGTCGAACCGTAAGACTCACGACGGTTCCACTGATAGAACGGCTGCTTGCTCGGCTCCTTGTGAAGGAACCGGAAAATCTTGAGGTGCTCGGCAGTCGCGAGGACCGAGGTCATCGTGTTGTCGAGGTTCTCCAAGCGAAGGGCCGTGGCTTCGCCGGGCTGAACCGCCGCACCGGCCACTTGACCGGCAACACCCGTTGAGAGCGCCTTGCGGATCTCTTCAACGATGGAATCACCACCAAACTGCTGGCGGCTCCAGTCGCGGACGACCATATCGAACGACTTGTTGAGCGCCTCCGGCCTTTGATAGCCAGAAGGAAACTCGGTTAACAGTGACATTGTACTTATCCTCCTCTGCTTTTTCGCAATTATTCTTCGTCCGCTTTACGGGCGATGCGATCCTGCAACTTCGCGGGCAGTTGACGGTACACCGCAACCGGCCCGCTCGCGGGGCTATCGGTTTCGGTCAACCAACGCAGCGCATCCTTGGCGGAGAATTCTCCGTCGAGAACCGCTTGCTGAATGACTCCACCGACAATCGACTTGGTTAACCGACCCTCCACGGCTGTGGTAGGAACCGAGACGCTGCCAGTTTCATCAACCAAGGCATTCGACCGACGCAGGGCAGCGCCCTCCGCGATCACCTTGCCGTTCATCACCACACCCGGATTCGGGCGGTTGACTCCACCAGAAAGGGACTTGGAAAGCCCAGTCGCCCCACCGCTCTTCGCAAGGGTCGCTGTGCTCTTCGCCATGCGCTCAAGTCCAAGCGCAATCGCCGATTGGCTCTTGACCACGGTGTTGACCGCGCTCGCGAGGACCGTCGTGGCGTTATGCTGGTCGCGACGCATTTGTCCGACCTGTTGTGAAATGTCCGACATAATATTGCCGAAAACATTGACCATGTGAGCAAGTTCACGTGATGCTTCAACAACTTCGGCAACACGAGCGCCATTCGGTCCAGCAACAAGTGCCTTATGAATGTCATTGACTGACCAAGAACGCTTCATTGACTTATAAGACTTTTCTTCGTCTTCCTCGTCCTCGTCTTCCTCGTCCTCGTCTTCCTCGTCCTCGTCGTCGTCGTCGTCTTGGCGCGAAGATGAACGGCGCCGCTGCATCGCACGCAAACGAGCCATGCGAGCCTTCATGCCCCCATCTTCGTCGTCGTCGTCGTCGTCCTCATCGTCCTCGTCATCGTCGTCGTCGTCGTCATCATCGTCTTCATCGTCGTCGCCATAGGCGCGCGAAAACCAACCGGCATTCTTATCGTCGTCGCCGTCGCCTTCGCCGTCTTCGCCGTCTTCGCCGTCTTCGCCGTCTTCGCCGTCGCCCTCGTCGCCGTCGCCCTCGTCGTCGATAGGCTCGCCGTCGTCGCCTTCCCACGGCTTCTTGCCGTCGTCTTCTTCTTCGCCCTTACCGAACCAGCCAGCGGCCAGATCGTCACCGTCTTCACCGTATGCGCCTTTTGCGAAGCCCATTGCTGAAGCGGGGTTACCAGGGGCGTAACGGCCGTCAACCGTGTTTGTTACCTTACCGGCAACTCGCTGATTCGTGTAAATGCTCGAAGCGGTCGGAAGGTTGCCAACGCCACCGTTTTTCTTCTTCTTGCCGCCACCCTTGCCGATGGTCGTGTTGTAATAATCCGTACCAAACGGGTTTTCGTTTGACACGCCATAGACTGAGTCAAGATCCTTGCCGTCAGCCCCTTCTGTGACCTTTCCCTTAGCAAGATCGATCAGGCCAGTAACAGCCTTATCGAGCACGTTCAGGGCATTGGTCACAGAAGGCTCACGGAGATTCTTGCTCAGACGCTGCCGAGCCTTTTCCATTTCGCGATCTGAAACTGCCATTGATTCCTCCTCGCGTTAGTCCAGTGATTTAATAACCACAGCCAGCGCATCAGCCGCCGCCGAAGGCTTCATCCCTACGCAGTGTATTAGATGTTCTAACGCACCATATCGTCCTTTTGCAAAAAGAACTCCATCGTGGCAGTTTCTACCACCTGTACACATATCATAAAGTTTTCTTAATATTTCTTCGGGGCTTCCATCTTTATTGCCAGTCCTGCTCAAATTTTCTAATAATGCAGGTTTCATGCTTCCCGTGTCGGCGGCCTTTAGTACTTTCGGCCGTAATGATTGAACCAAATGCCCGAAACTTTTAAAAATGAAATGTGGAACATTGTCATCAAGAGTATCTAACATAACGCTTCGGTGCACTTGAAAACCTTGGCTTTTTGCCATGACACATCGAGCAGAAGATTGAGCATTGACTGGTTCATGAGTAACCGCCATGTGCCGGACAATGGTTTCTACAAGAACATGTCCTTGGCGCATCCGCACGCCACCTTCAACGGAAAACCCAAGTGCCCGGTCGTTTCCAACGCCATGGGCGCTTTCTAATGCTTTTGAAAGCGTCCATACTGCGTCGGCCCGAGGGACGTTGTCGAACAAAACAGCGCGGAAAAATGTTGCAGGTCTTCCCCCTGGAGTTGTGGGCCCGCCTTCCACCTTAACGACTTCTAACGGTTTACCAACTTGATCCTCTGGGGCATGCGAATGGTTCCAATTCAAATATCCTTTTTCCAAAAGATACGAACAGTCCATTTTGTCCTGCATAACAATTTCGCCCTGTTGATCTTTGTCCTCCGTTGAAGCAATACCTTCGATAATTTTCCCGGCGCGCTTTTCGCCAGCCGGATTTACGTATTCTCCAATGAATGACTTCGTAAATCGAATTGGAACCTCAAAGGTTGCATCGATTCCGGAAGACAACATAGATTGACGATAATTTCGAAGTGCTTCTTTATTACTCATGATGTTATATTAAAAAAATAAGCCGCCACTGTTCCCCCTTAATGCTCATTTTGCCGAGCAGAAGGGGAAGCAATGGCGGCTCCTTAAAGCGGATGGTTTTGCTTTTAGCCTGTATCGCTGGTATTAATCGTACTTTCTATTTTTTCATTTGTCAAGGCTTGCAAAAAATAAAAGGGGGCCCGCTTTCGCGAGCCCCCTTGTTTCCGCTTCTCCACTCACAGGTGGCAGTTAAAACGGATACATGCCCTTGCTAAAAAGGCATGTCGTCCAAATCGCCGAACGGATCAGCGTTCTCCGGCGCCCGGACGCTCTTGGCGGCAAGAGTGCGGGGGGAGTCATAAGAACCCCCGTTTCCACTGTTCCCGCCGTTGCTGCCGTTACCGTTCTGCTGCTGGTCGCGCAGAGAATCGAGGAACTCAATCTGCGTTGCCACAATCTCGTATGCCGTACGCTGTTGGCCGCTATTGTCGGTGTACTGGCGCGATTGAATGCGCCCCTCCACGTAAATCTTGCGGCCCTTGGTGATGTACTTGCTTGCCTGATCCGCAAGGTTGCGCCATGCGACGATCCGATGCCACTCCGTGTTGTCCACACGGTCACCGCCCTGCGGGCGATACGAATAGGTGGTCGCCAAGGAGAACGTCGCAATTGGATCGCCGTTCTTGCTCACCTTGACTTCCGGGTCACGCCCCACGTTTCCGATCAGCGTTACCTTGTTCACAGAACCCGCCATGCCTAACTCCTTTGCCCTGAAGGCCCATCTTGCTGGGGGGGCACCCCCAACGCACAAGAAGCGTACATCAACCCGCGAGAGATTGCAACCCCGGCGCGGTTTTCAACCACGGCTTGCACGCGGCTGCAACGCCACAGTAATCACAGAAATCCGCATTCTGCCTCGGAACCTGAGCGCCAAGTTCGATCTGCCTAATTTGCCGACGAAGATAATCGGCAAACCACGCGATCTCCTCGGGGCGGCGATGAGTGGACTGCAAAGCCGCTCGATACGCGCCCATGCTTTCTGGCGGAGCATCGCCTGATGCCGGGTTCCAATTCGTTGGTGTTGGTTTAATCAACAAGTGATATCTGAACTCTGGCAAAAACTGTTTTTGCATTTCTTGCCAAGCAAATATGTAAAAAGACGGCTGAGTCTTTTTATTCATATCTCGCTGAGAATAACGCATCTTTGCTGTTTTAAGATCAACAAGAGCGTTCTCAGTTCTCATATCAAATCGACCGCGCGCGTGCCAATTGTCTGTGCCTGGAATTGGAACATAAAACTCTTCCTCAATCCCAACAGGCTTTTCAATCAGAGCCAGTGGTAATTTCGGTGTTCCCGGAATATCACTTTCAACTTGTTTGTAAAAATACGCTTCGGCCAACTTGTGTGCAAGTTTCCGGGCATTTTCTTTATGAATGCCCTTGCTCCAAATAAGTCCGGGAGGCGGAAGTTTTTTCCCGTCTCGCTCGTAACCATGTTCGGCATCATGGACAAGTTTGTCAAATTCTGCATCTAAATCAAGATGCACCACGTCATTGCGATGGCTTTCTGTCCACTCGCCGGTGTACCCTTCAATTTGGGCGCGACGATACGTCTCAACTGCCTTGTGAACAGCGGAGCCGACGATCAAGTGATCGTTCATCGGCTCCTGAATGTCGTCAATATACTTTAATTTGTGCTTCCAAGAGCATTCAAGAAGAAGTTCTACTTGCGAATTGGAAAGATAGCGAGGCTCACCAGGGGTGATTTGCGGCATTATTCTTCGCCCCCGGATACAGCAGATTCCTTACGTTCTTTGTAGAGTCTCGAAGCCTCTGCGCGAGTTAAATCTCGTACTTGCTCAAAAGATCGGTTGAGAAATTCAGCCAACTTTTGGGCTTGCTCTTCCGAAATTTTGTCGTCTGGGCTGGGCCGCGCGGGCAAAGCCGGAAGAACGACGCCTGTGCCCTGCTGGCGAGCACGCTCCGCAAATACTTCAGAGCGGACATCGCTTTCGAGCCCATCCCCACGCCCGAGGGCATCAAGCCATGCGCGCTTCTTCGCCCGGCTTTCTGCAGTATGAATGTAATACTGAGGATTGGAAACACCGTGGATAACATTGGCGCCAGTCTTGCGAGGATACGCCGCCCCAAGGCCGCTATAGCGCCGAAACTGGTCGCCCTCTCGAAGAGACGGCATGGTGCATGTTGCACGCACCACGCAAAGGTACTCATTCTCGGCTGTGGGAGCCACCATAATTTCCGTGGTGGTCTCGATCATTCCCGCGGTTCGGACTTCCTCAAGAACTTGCCCGTATGACGGGCCAGTGTCTCGGCCGCCATACGTGGGCCGAGATTGGTACGGGGGACGGTTTGTCATCATTTCCTCCGAAGGGCGTTTTCGTGACGCAAGCGTACCAGACGGCTTGACCATCCCGTGGGAATCTGATAGTGTTGCGGCTGAAACGTTACGCGAGGGTGGTCTAGCGGCTGGGCCCCGGTCTTCCAAACCGGCGACGCGGGTTCGACTCCCGTCCCTCGCTCCCGTTATTTACGCAAACGTTTATAATAAATTTTTTATGAAACGTTTGTGTAAATAGGCAAGGATTATTATGAAATTTTTATTTATTTTTATTGTAAGTTTGTTATTTTGGATGTTATTACAAATGATATATCCTTCAACAGTTTTTTCACATTCTCCTCCGGGCATTATTGTAGTTCTTTGTTTAATTCCTGTACTATTATTTGGAGAATAATAACTCACCATTGGGGTGTCGTTCAACGGTAGGACAAGTGTCTTTGGAACACTGTATTGGGGTTCGAATCCCTACACCCCAGCCATTATACCCCGAATTTCCCTAGTATTCTTACTGTATAAATAATTTTCGGGGGATATTTATTATGGCTAAATCTAAAATTGCAATAATCAGTGATGTCCATTCAAATTGGGAAGCACTAAAAACAGTACTTTCTCATATTAAAGAAAATGGCGGAGTAGATCACATTATATCTGCCGGGGATCATTTTGGTTATGGACCACATCCTGGTCATGTTACTGACGCATTAATGGAACTTGAAAAACATGGTGCAATGACTGCTGTTCCGGGAAATCATGATGACGTGATTACTGGAAAGCATGATGCTTCTGATTTCAATCACATTGCTCGTCAGTCGATTTTGCAACAAATGAATATTATTGCGGATCACCATGTTCATTGGACGCACGAACAGCCCCATGTGGCGACATTTGGCTCTTTTGGTGTAACGCATGGCAGTATGAATCCACATAATCCGTATGATTACGTTAACGAAGGTTCATCTGGAGAAGTTGATAATGAACTCCATCATATGGACGGGTTAAAACTTCCGGGCAGCCCACAGCATCTTATTATCGGGCATACCCATGTTCCAGGCGTCGGCATCATTGACCCCGTAACGGGGAAATTTCATTCACACGGCCCCAAGTCTTCGGGGCGCCCCATTATTGTTCCACCCGGAAGCAGATCGGTGATCAACCCAGGAAGCGTCGGCCAGCCCCGCGATGGCGATCCCCGCGCGTCTTACACGACCGTGGAGTCGGGCCCCGGCGGCGCGCTCAAGGTCACCAACCATCGTGTACGCTATGACGTGCCGAAGGTTCAGGCCGATATCCGCGCCCGAAACATTCCGGGCCAAAACGCAGATCGGCTTGCACTCGGGCGGTAATTTGGACCCGTAACTCAGTGGTGAGAGTGCGATCCTTATAAGTTCGTGGTCGCGGGTTCGATTCCCGCCGGGTCTACCGAAAGGATTATTCTTATGCCCAAATTTTCAGAAAGTGTTGTGGAATTAGTAAGGCAGGCGCGCTTTGTTATGCCGGGATTGACCAAGGAAAATCCAGAAGAAAAACCAATTCTGAAATTTGTTTCAGAAAAACCGACGCATGATTGCATTTTGCACGCCGTTCGCGATCAACGGGCAAACGCATTTTGGCAAGCGGTTGAGTCGATGCCTCAGGAAATAGCCGACACGATGCCTCTTGCGTTTGTTTTATTCACAACGCGCAATCCATCCGGTTACGCGAACAATACTGAAGGCTGGGGAGGAAGATTCCCAGTCGGGATGATCGGTGTATCGTTTGCGGAGGCGGAGCAAGTTTTTGCATTTGCCAGAACATTCGCCGAGTGGGAGGATGACTATCCATCTATCGTGTCGCGGGTTCTCGCAAAGTGACGGGACGGCCCCGTAGCACAGCGGATAGTGCAACTGCCTTCACACTGTGGCGGCAAATCGCTTAATTGGCCTCCGAACTTAGTCGGGGCATTTATTATAAATGCTAAAATTTTTACATTCTTCAGCAGTTCTTAGTATATAAATATTCTTAAAACATTTTTCTATATATTCAACTTTCTCTTTTTGAGATTGTTCTGCATAATAATTTTTTGGATCTAAGTAAATATCAAAATCAGGAAGATAAAAATCTGGAAAATAATTGTGTATTAATCCATTTTTATCTTTCCACTGGATTGGCGAAGACGGTCGTTCCCACTGTATACTTTGACTGTCAAGGCGTTTTGCTAGCAATTCTTCCCAATAAGAATCAAGCAAAACAATTTTTCCATTTTTTTGAACATACTCTCTCGTTGATTTTACTAACCTTCGGTGCTTCGAATTAAGTGCAATATTTCTTAATTTTTCTTTTGTTTCATTGCTATGAAGATGCCCTTTTCTCGATATCCCTTTCGTAGGACTTGTGTATGGACGTCCTTCTTTCTTTGCTCTTGTGGCGGCATTTTCAAAATGAGTTTTATTCTGTCTCGCTTTTTCTAAATTTTCCTTTTGTTTTTCAAAAGAATTATCTGGGTATTTATGAACAAACATATGTCGTCCTATAAATCCAAAATTTACATCTTCGTAAAAACCTTTACATACTTTGCAATTAAAATTCATAGTTTTTTATCCTTATGCATCATGCAGCCGAGGCGAAGTGGAATCGCAATTGTCTTCTAAACAATCATTTGTGGGTTCGAATCCCACCGGCTGTACCAATCATATCTTATATATGAAGGTATATGCAATGCTCATTGACCAATAATAAAAAGGTCGCAGGTTCGATTCCTGCCGGGGTCACCATGAACAAAAAAACAATACGAGACATTGTTCTTGAAAAAATTCAAGATAAGTTTCCATTCCTTGATGATTCATTGCTTCTTTCTGAAAGTTTAGATGAAGCATTTATCGGCATCGCGGAGTCCTTTGGGGGAGGATACGTTGCCGTCTACGATGTCGAAGAAATTATCCGTATTCTCATGAGAGATGGAATCTCTTATGAGGACGCGAGGGAATATTATATATATAATATTCTCGGTTCATATATGGAAGACATGACTCCAATATTTATGACAAAAATAGAGCGAACTGGAACTGCATTCCTTTCAACGTTCAATTAGGAGAATAAAATGAACGAAGAATCTGAGATTACAATGAAGGATATTCTTAACATTCTAGACGATCCAGAACAATATGAATGGCACGAAGATGAAGAGTTCAATCGTCTTTGGAAAACTTCTTGGAGAATTCGTAGTGCAAAAAACAGAAACTTTACACATTTTTTTGGCAGAGTAGACAAGTCTCTTCTATCACTAGACAATCAAAGACAGCGGCGTCGCGTACTTAAGCAGCAGAAGGGGTTGGGAAAAGTAAAGTCTCGGAAAGGTGCCGCGTGGCACAGGCCGTCGAAAAGAAGTCTCAGTACTGTGTATCCGACCACGAAGGCGCTTATGGAAAAGCGCGCTTGGGATAACACTTTGTTGGCCGGGCTTGGCATTGAAAATAAGATTCTTGTAAATAATCGAGGAAGATTTTATCTTAAGACTCAGTATCTTCACAAGTACTCAGATAAGGAATAATTTGTATGATTTGTTTGCCAGAGTTTGCAAAAAACTCAATCTGGTATGTCACTCGTCCTCAGCCTGAATGGTTGGAACGCTGGCTCCCGGCATGACCCTCGCCGATGTGGCTCAGTGGTAGAGCAGCGGTTTTGTAAACCGCTAGTCGTGGGTTCGATTCCCACCATCGGCTCCATGAAATATATAAGACAACTTTTTCATATTATTTCTTTTGCTTTTGGCCTATATTTAGCGTTCGCATTTGCATTTATTCCATTGTTTTTATTTGGAAAATTTGAAGATTTTGTTAAATATGTCCAATGGGAATGGCGCCAACGGGTGAAAGAGGGCGTGTAGTAATGGGGAAATCCGAAAACCTCTTAAGCCAAGCCATGTCTGACGCTCCATGGTTTCGTGACAAAATCCGCAATTCAGATGAATACGCCCGTGATGTATATCGGGCGTTATGCAACAACATATTCTACGAATTAGCAGACACGTCAAATCGCTGGAGTTGCTCATGGCGTTCGGCAGGATCACTTGTTGCCCATATACGAGGCTCTGGTGATTACATGGATTGGTATTTATCAGAGGATGAGGGTACAATCTCCCCAGAGGTCGCTTTAGATTTATGTGTCCTCGGATGGAGCAAAGTCCCAATGATGAATTATGACAATCCCGA